AGGTATAGTGATTTTAGTGAAATGGAATATTGCTTGCATGGAGACACTAAGATCGCAATTCCGGGTGGCTATAAGACGATTAAACAATTGTCAGAAGAATACGACGTCAATGAAACTTTTGTTGTTTATGCGTATGATCATCAAAAAAAGCAAATAGTTCCAGCATTAGGAAAACAAGCTAGAAAAACTAGGACAGACATGTCGTATAAGGTTACGTTTGATAGTGGTAAAGAAATAATTGGAACATCAAATCACAAGCTTATGCTTAGAGACGGAACTTATAAGAATATAGAAGAATTAAGCGTAGGCGATGCACTTATGCCTTTTTACAGAAGAAATCTTTTTGATAAAAAAGATGAAAAAGGTTATCAGTGGGTTTATAACATGGATCGCACATCATCAAAGCTTAAGAATGGATGGAATACAGAGCATAAGATCATTGCAGAATGGGTAGCAGGTAGAAAAGTTTTGGAAACAGAACATGTTCATCATATCAACTTTCAAAGAAATGACAACAGTCCTTCTAATTTGAGGATTATGGATGCTAAAGCTCATCTTCGATATCACTCTGAAATACTAAATGGTAAAAAGTGGGATAAGGTTAACAATAGTGAGTGGATTAATGACTTTAAAATCAAACAATCAAAATTTATGTCAGAAAATAATCCTGCAGAAAGAAAGGACATTACTTTTGGAAGAATCTTAAATCTTTGCGAAAACGAAGGATACAATTTATATCATCTTTGCAGGAGATTAGATACAGACCCGAACGTGATAAAAAGAAGATTAGCTAAAAAAGGATTTTCTAATTTTGAATTATTCGCAAAAACGTATTCCTCCGACTGGAAAAATAATGGGTGGAATAATGTCGGAAATAAAAACCCGAGATACGATAGGACATTGACGTTCCAAAAAATATGTAATGCATACACTGTTGGCATGACTAAGACATCTTTGTTAAAAAAATTAAATACATCATCTGCTAAGCTTTCTAATAGACTTAAGTCAAACGGATATAAGAATTTTACTGAATATTCAGCGAACTACAATAATCATAAAGTTGTGTCTATTGAACCATTTAAAGTCATTGATCTTTACGATCTAACAGTTGATGGTTATAAAAACTTTGCAACTGATAGCGTTATTTCACATAATACACCTGAAATTGCAGGTGCTTTAGATATATATGCTGAAGAGACAGTTGCAGCAGATGAGCATGGGAAAGTTTTACATGTTTATTCAGAAAATACACAAATCAGAAAGCTTCTTGAAGACATGTTTTATGATACGCTTAATGTAGAATTTAACTTAACTGCTTGGACACGAAATCTTGTCAAATATGGAGACTTCTTTCTATTTAACGATGTAAGTCCAGAGTATGGTGTGATTAATGCCTTTCCACTTCCCATATCAGAAGTTGAACGTGAAGAAGGTTTTGATCCAAAAGACCCAATGGCTGTAAGATTTAGATGGGTAACACAAGGAAATAAAGTATTAGAAAACTGGCAAGTATCACATATGAGATTGTTGGGTAATGACGCATTTTTACCGTACGGTTCTTCAATTTTAGAACCAGCTCGTAGGATATGGAGGCAGTTAATTTTACTAGAAGACGCAATGATGGTTTTTAGAATTGTTCGTGCACCTGCTAGAAGGGCATTTTATATCGACGTTGGTAATGTCCCGCCAGAAGAGATAGCAAACTACATGGAGCAAGCTCAGACATCATTAAAAAAATCATCTGTTGTAGATAGAACCACTGGGCGTGTAGATTTGAGATATAATCCCTTGTCTATTGATGAAGATTATTTTATTCCAGTTAGAGGAGGTGAGAGTGGTACAAGAATTGAGAGTGTAGAAGGGCAATCAATATCAGGTGATACAACAGACGTCGAGTATATACAAAAAAAATTATTTGCTGCTTTAAAGGTTCCAAAGGCTTATTTGGGGTATGAGGAGGGATTGGGTAGTAAAGCAACACTTTCACAACAAGATATTAGATTTGCAAGAACAATAGCTAGGATACAAAGGACTGTATTAGCTGAAATGAACAAACTTGCAATCATACACCTATATTGTAATGGTTACAGCGGAGAAGACCTTTTAGATTTTGATATCAGTTTATCTACACCATCTACAATTGCACAGCTTCAAAAACTTGAGCTTATAGAAAAAAGGTTTACTACTGCAGGAACAGTTGCAGGTGTAGCAAATACAACTGATAGACGATGGTTGCAAAAAAATATTCTTAGATTAACAGATGAAGAAATAGACAGTATCAAGAACGGTTTAAAGAAAGACAAGTTATTTGATTTAGAATTAGAAGCAGTACAGATTGATTCGCCTGCAGAAGAAGGGGCATTAACTGATGACGGAATGGCCGGTGGCGATATGTTTGGCGCCGCAGATGACATACCCGGTGACGATATGTTTGGTTCAGAACCAGTAGATTCGCCAGACGAGTCGCCTATAGAAGATACAGGAGGCGAAACATTAGCAGAACTTAAACTTGATGACGATGAATCGCCAATTAGAGTTGCTAATAAAATTAAAAAATTAACTTCTATACTTTCAGAAGATGAAGAAAGGAAAAAAACAAAATCAGAAGAATTTCAAGAAGAAATGGATGATGAAAGAAAAGAAAAGCAACGTAAAAGACAAACAAAAGAATTGACCGGAACAGATCAGCTGAATATTGCAGGTAAAAATAAAGGGAATAAAGATGATCCAACAGGTATGAAAAGAGAGTTATCTGACCTAAAGAGCTCTTATAAATATTCAAATGTAAATGAACATAATTTGGATGAATTTAATATTGATGAATACTTAGATTATAAGATGTCTCAACAAGGCAGGATGACTGGGAGAATACAGTCAGCACTTAGATCACTAGAAGATCATAAAAATTCAGTACCCCATGTTATTTTTGAAAATAAAGATCAAGGAGAAAATAATGACGAAACATAACAAAAAAAGGAATGTAGGTATTGTCTATGAAATGCTAATGAATTACATTACTGAATCTGTTATAGATAATCGACACAAAGATGCCAAAAAAGCTTTAAGTATTGTCGAGCGCAGATATAATAAAAATACTGAGCTTTATAAAGAATTTCGACTTTTAAATGCACTAGCCAATTCAACAGTTAGTGGAACACACATAGCTGCAGGTGTGTTAGCAGAAGCAAAAACTGCGTCAAGAAACTTTGATAAAACTAAATTAATGAAAGAAAAGTCACTTTTAATAAAAGACATTAACTATCAATTAGGCAAAAATAACTTTTATAACATACGTGTGCCTAATTTTAAAACTTATGCAACAATTCAAACTTTAATCAATGAATGGTCTGCAGGTGATCGTGCAAATTTTTCTAAAGTCATATCTTATGAAAGAGATATAGTTGAACACTTGCTTGAAAGTAAAGAAACAAAAAAAATTGAATTTGATGAGCGATCTGATGCATTAGTTTTGAAAATTATGACAGAAAATATCAATAAAAAATATATCAATACGTTAACAGAGGAACAAAAAGATATATTGAAAAATTATGCATTATACTGCAATAATGATAAAACATTAAAAGAGTATCTAAGTAATGTTAAACAAAAAACACTACTAGAGGTAGAACAGTTTAGTAAAAAGACAAAAAATAACATACTTTTGTCTAAGATTGATGCTGTTTATCAAAAGATAAATGAATTAAGCATACAATCTCAGGACGATAATACGATTATAAAATATATGACATTATCTAAGCTTAAGGATCAATTGATCAAAGGAGATTCAAATGAGTGAAAAAGTCAAGCTACTTCAAGAGTGGACGCCAATTAATTATGATAAAAAACTTCTTCTTGAGGAAAGAGATAGGCATGGCAAAATGATGCTTAGGGGTATAATACAAAGAGCTAATACACTAAATCAAAATGGAAGAATCTATCCTCAATCTATACTTGAGAGAGAAGTAGTAAATTATCAAAAACTTATACAAGAAAATAGAGCGCTAGGTGAATGTGATCATCCTGAATCTTCAGTTGTTGAACTTAAAAATGCATCTCACATTGTTAGAGAGGCAAGAATGCAAGGTGAAGATGTTTACGGTACTATAGAAATTCTCGATACACCAAGTGGAAAAATAATTCAATCTTTAATCGAAAGTGGTGTTACACTAGGTATATCTTCTAGAGGTGTTGGTTCAACAAAACGTCAAGGTGATACACAAATAGTCCAAGATGATTTTCAATTAATTTGTTTTGATATGGTTTCAGAGCCTTCAACACCAGGTGCTTTTATGCTGAGAGAAGGTAAGGAAATCAACAAGAGTGAAGCCGGTAAATATTTTAACAATTCTGATAAAATTGATAGAATATTTAATGATATCCTGAGGTGGTAAATGGCAAAATTATCGAAAAGCATTCTTAAAGAAATAGTTAAAGAATGTATTGTTGAAATATTTTCTGAGAGCTTTTTTCGCAAAGATAGCGTCAATCATGACAAAGACATGGTAGACAGAGGTAAGCAAATCTTTAAAGAAAATATTAAAAGAAAAAATAAATACCCACAATCTATGCAGTCAGTTCAAACTAATCATAATGAATCGATATATGATAATGAATCTAGAAATAGCATAAATGAAAGATTTATAGCTAATACAAATAAAGCTGTAACTAGTCTGACAAATGACCCTGTTATGACAGAAATATTTAAAGATACTGCAGGTACTACGCTCCAAAGCCAAGTTTCTGCTGAATCTAGAAGAGGTTTGTCTGTACTTGCAGGAGGAGACGAGGCCTCAAAAATTGTTGATAGTTCTGATCCTACTGAATTATTTGCAGAATCAGCTAGTAAGTGGGCTTCTTTAGCTTTTGCGCCTTCTATTAAAAAATAAGTTTTTTTTTGATTTACAAGATAATTATAATTTGTTAATTGGCTAAAAGGAGGCTAACATGTCTAGAGTTAAAAAACTTACACCTAAAGTTCTAAAAAAAATCATTAGAGAAGAAAAAGCAAAAATTAGAATGAATAGAAAAAAAACTTCTAATAAAAGTAATACAATCGAAAAGGGTATTGATGCTATTACAAAAATAGCATTGATGGAAGTAAAAGAACTGGTTAAACTAAAAAAGTTAAGAGAAAAAAGAAGAAGACTTAAAAAATTATTAGCTAAAAGAGTAAAGTAATATGTCTTCTTTAAAGCAAAACTTGGTAGAATATTCAAATACAGTTAGTAAAAGCAAGGGAACTAGCAATTCTGCAAATTTAAAAAAAGCTTTTCCTGATTCCCCTATTCATTCTGGTAAAATTACTGACAATGAACGTCTTAATTTTTATCAAGATGAGGTCATGGACAAGGAAGGTCTGACGATAAACGGCGTTGCAAACTTCAGTATGAACTATGATAATTCGCCTAACTTGGATGATGTCAAGACAGGTGGCGAAGGTTTACCATCTTCACCATACACACCTAACATTACCTCTCCTGGCGAAGGGAGTACTAACGCAGTAACTCAACCTGCGTATGATGGTGAGATTAAATCAGTTGAATATATAAGTAATTTTGGTACAGGCTTGGGCGGAACTGTTTCACCCCAAAAAACATCAAAGAACATAGCTAGTCTTAAGATTGGTAAATACATATCCGGAAGGTCATATGAAGGTTCTGATGGGAAAAGCTAGTGTTTGATTTAATTTTTGAGTATTATCGACTTAATAATTATGATACCCGCCCTGGAGCGGGTATTACGCTGAACCCTAATAAAACTTTAGGATTAACTAGTGGTGATGAAAGACCTTTATATATCAATTATAAAGATCATGATCTTGAAGATGATGACGATCTAGAAGACATATATTTAGACTATGATACGTTAGATGCTGTATTTAAAAAATTACACCAGCCTGTTTACTCTATTGATATAAAGAGATCGGATGTTGGTCATACTAGCGGTAATATGAGACAAACAGGTGCTTTAAATGAAAAACACACCAACCCGATAACAAAAGGTATATCACCTTATAGACAAAGAAAATTTGACGGTCCACCTGTTGGCGGCGGAGGTTCCGGCCAAGCATTTAGAACAACAGGTAATTACAGATACATAGGCACACAATATGGTACAAGTAGAGCACCAATTGATTATGATTCAGATAATCATCTATACTTTGATAGTGAATATGAGGATCCTATGGAAAGATCATTTCTAAAACACCAAAAAAGAATGAAAAAAATTAAAAATATTATAAAGCATCTAAATAAAAAATAAATAATTAAAAACTAAGAAGATATGTATAATAAGAATATATTATTGGAGCAATACATGACCAACAATTTGTATGAACAGGCTATAGCAGATGCACGAAAAATTAGAGAAGTTGCAGAAGAAAATGCTAAAAAAGCTATATTGGAAGCTGTGACACCGAAAATTAAAGAATTTATAGAGTCACAAATCTTTGAAGAAACAGAAGAAACAGAAGAAACAGAAAAAGAAGAAGAAACAGAAAAAGAAGACTCAGTAGAATTAGATGAAACTGCGGTCAATGCACTATTAAACTTGATAGGCGAAGATAACATACCGACTCGTTCAGAAGAGGTTATGAAGATGGCTTTAAGCGAAGCTATGAATAGATTAAACAGTCATGAAAGAAGTAAACTTTTTAATATGACACAAAAAATTAATGAATCTGTAGATAAAATAGAAAGCAGAAGCCTATATAATAAAAGAAAGGAGAATACTATTATGTCAGGAAATGAAAAATATTATGAAATTGATCTAGGGCTCCTAAAAGAGGCTCTGGATGACGAAGTAGATATGGAGATGCCAGATTTGGATGATCCTATCATGGGCGCTGAAGGTGAAGAACCTGAAGCCGACATGGAAGCCGGTGAAAATATGGTATCTAAGGATGATATTGAGGCACAAATCGAAGAATTAATTGCTGACCTAGGTCTAGAAATTGGTGGTGCTGATTTAGATATTGAAGAACCAGTTGAAGAATTGGAAGCTGAAATGGAAGAAGATGAAGGTGAAGAACCTGAACCTCTAGAGGAAGTCTTTGAAATAGATCCAAGAATGCTAAGAAATGAATTAAGAAATATCAGAAGCAGAGTTAACGAAGCTAAAGAAAAAGGGCTAGCTAATCAATCTGGAGGAATTTCCAAGGATTATGAAGCTCACTTTGGTGGTAAGGGTTCTGCTAATTCTAAGGGCGGCGACTTCGGTGGCGGAAAACCTGGAAAGGATGTACTTGCAGAGATGAAACATGCTTTGCGTAATCAGAGACACCAAAATGGTGCTTTGCAAAATAAGCTGACAAAATACAGAAGTGCTGTTAATACACTTCGTGAGCAGTTAGAGGAACTTAATCTTTTTAATGCTAAGTTACTCTATGTAAATAAATTGCTTCAAAACAAGACAATTAGTGAGTCGCAAAAACGATCTATCGTTCAAGCATTAGACGAAGCTAAGGATCTTAGAGAAGCAAAAGTTCTATACAAGAGTTTGACTGAATCTTTTGGTTCTTCTAGCACTTCTAGATCTACAAAGACTTTAAACGAGTCAAAGATTATTGGTGGTTCTTCTAGAGCTACTAGATCAGGTGGATCTATGCAGGCATCTGGAGAGCTTGATCGTTGGGCAAAACTTGCAGGACTTAAATAAAAACACAATTAACTGCTATTATACAAGGAGAAAAAAATGGCACGAAATATTACTATGAATCAGCTTACCGAAGGAATTCGTGAAAGAAAGGTCGGTGCTGAACGAAATCGTTTAATGGAGAAGTGGAATCGTACAGGTTTGCTTCGCGGGATGAATGACTACAGTCGTGAGACTATGTCACAATTACTTGAAAACCAAGCTGCTCAACTTTTGAGAGAAGCTAATACACTTGGATCTGGAGGTTCAGGTGCTATTGATGGTTTTACAAATATTGCATTTCCAATTGTAAGAAGAGTTTTTGGAGGATTAATTGCTAATGATTTAGTATCGATTCAGCCTATGTCTCTTCCGTCCGGACTTCTTTTCTATCTTGATTATTCTTATGGATCAGATATTGGTCATGATGTTGGTGATGGGAATGATGATTTAGCTTCCGATTCTGCTACATATAAACAAGGTGACTCACTTTATGGTTCACCAAGTGGTAGATCAATCAGAACAGGTGTAGATGCTGTTGGCGGTATGTATGACTTAGCTGGATCTGGGTACTCACTCGTACACAGTGGAACTGATGGTAGCGCAAACACTGAGCATCAAACTAATCAATGGTCAAACTTTGATGGATCATCTCTTGGAGCTTATAACTCTGCTGGAACTTGGACAGCAGGCGCGACACTTGATCTTACAGTTGATAAGAATATTACGCTTGTCGAAGCAGATCCTCAATTAGTTACAGATGCTACACAGTATGGTACTTCATATCAGGTGTTATTTATCAATATTGGTACAAGTATGAATGTTGATAAGACTCAAGCTAAAGCATGGGGTCTTATTAGTATAACAGATGGAACAGTTGCTGCACAAGATGGTTTTACCTGTTGGGATAGAGACGCGTCAGGTGACTTGGATCCGGATGAACAAGGTAATGCTTGGCAGCAAGGAACGGGTGTTTATAACCTTAGACGTCTTAATGCTGTTGGTACCTGGAACGGAACCACATTTACTAAAAGTGTTACAGGAGACCACTTGAGGGTTGTTCTTCGTGGATCTGGAACAAATGATGGTGGTGCTGCAGTAGCTGTTCTATTATCTCTTATAGCGCCTAAGTCAGACTCATTTTCAGTTAGAACAACATCAGGTGGTAACGAAGGTGCAACCCTTGTTATTCCTGGATTTGAATCAAACTTTGATGCAAATAATACGCCAGTAATCCCTGAAATCGACATCAAGATCGAATCGATCGCGGTAACAGCTCAGACACGTAAGTTAAGAGCTCGTTGGTCACCAGAACTCGCTCAAGATCTTAATGCATATCACTCTTTGGACGCTGAGGTTGAATTAACCCAGATTCTTTCTGAGCAAATTGCATTAGAAATTGATCGCGAAATTCTTAACGATCTTCTTGTTGAAGCAAAAGGCGCTAATTTTTATTGGTCTCGTTCACCTGGAAAATTTGTTAATAAGCGAAGCGGAGCTTTAGCTTCTTCTACGCTTGGACCTGCTTTCCATGGAACAGTTCGTGAGTGGTATGAGACTCTTGTTGAAACCATTATTGATGTAGCTAATGAAATTCACAGAAAAACACTTCGTGGATCTGCTAACTTTATAGTTTGCTCTCCTGAAGTAGCTACTGTTTTTGAAGCTTCTGTTCTTTACAAGCCTTCTATTAAAATTGATGGTCAAGGTCAAACCGGTCCTGAATTTAATATTGGTGCACAATCTATCGGTTCTCTTTCAAACAGATTCACTGTTTACAAAGATCCTTACTTCCCAAGAAATAAGATCCTTGTAGGTTATAAAGGTGGATCATATCTTGAAACAGGATACGTTTATGCTCCTTACGTTCCGCTTATAGTTACTCCTACAATCTTCGCTCCTGAGGACTTCACACCTAGAAAAGGTGTAATGACTCGTTACGGTAAGAAGATGGTTAGATCTGACTTCTACGGAACAGTAACATGTCTCGATATGGATGTTATTTAATCTATAGATTTAAATACATATTCAGTTGAGTTTTGTTAAAAAATTGGCACCTCTTAGAGGTGCCTTTTTTATTTTTCCCACCAGATATTTGCAATATCCCAATCAATTGATTCACACAACCAATCTGGTAAATTACCCGCACAATCAAAAGAGAACCATTCAGATCTTTTTCTTATTTTATAATCTGATAATTTATGATGTAATCTTTTTTCTATATGTCCCATATTTGAAATTTCACATAAGAGTTTTAGTTTAGTATGGGATCCAACTTGTAATTCTTTAAGACGCTTAAGCGCATTATTACTACGACCTATTTTAAGATCACCGGTAACGTCTGACTGAATAATATAAAGATTTTTTCCGCGCATATTTTATTATATCATCTAGATTAACATTTTGATCAAAAGAATTAAAATAATTTGTATAGGAGTTTATATGATCTTAAGCATGCTACTGTCACTGTGTCTAGCACACCCTCATGAATCTACGCAAATTCATGAAAATGATCAAACATTAATAGGCCCAGTTATTTATATAGCAGATCCTGTTTATGGACATGTAAGCAATAGAAGTGCTGTGTTGGATCCTCTTGTACTTTCTATTTTACCTAGACACGCAAATAGTACATTCTTGAAAGGTCATGATGATATATACGTATATGCAGGTATTAATATAAAAAGTTTAACAGAATGTAATTATGAAGATGATCCTTTGTATTGCGGAATTGAAAATGGGAACTGGACATTGACAACATTCATTGATGAAACTCCTGATGTTGCTATGCTTGTATTGACGTTATATAATAATAGAGGTATGATAATTGGGTCAGCTACACATACCAAATACAAAGAAGAAAAGTGTGATGTATTACAAAAAGAGACAAATATACGTGGTAATGGTCCGAAAGGTGCTTATAGTCAAAAGATAGAAGAAAAAGCAACTGGTGTGTGTGAAGATGTAGCACCTCTTATTGATATGCATATGGTTAACCAAGCAGCAATGAGTTTATATTTAGGCGTTAAGTAAACGAGGTTGCTTATGGTGAAACGTTTACACAAAACTTGTGTATATACTCACTTAACCTGTTATAATAAGCACATATTAAAGGAGCTTATATGAAAGTAAAAATTAAGATGTTGTATCCGGATGCTACACCTCCAAAATATGCACACCCGGGTGATGCTTGTGCTGATGTGTATGCATTTTCAACAATACCAGATGACAACGACAATGTGGTGATTGGGTTAGGGTTTGCAATGGAGATACCAGAAGGCCATGTAGGTTTGCTATTCCCACGTTCTTCAATTGCAAAAACAGGGCACAGCTTTAGAAATAGCGTTGGTGTTATCGACAGTGGATATCGTGGTGAGTTAATGATTAAATTATCTAAAGAAGACGGTAGGGGTTATTACAGTATTAACGAAAGAGTAGGACAGCTAATGATCTTACCGTATCCACAAATAGAATTTGATGAAGTAGATCAACTTAGCGATACAGTACGTGGAGCTGGTGGTTTTGGATCAACAGGAAACAGTTAAGAAAAAACAGTTATAGGTACATAATTATATTCAAGACATTTCAAAGGAGAATAAAAAATGGCATTTAAGAAAAAAGCAGTTGTCAAGAACGAAGACGTAGAAGATAGTTCAAAAAAGATTGCAACTTTAGAAAAAAATATAGCATCACAGAAATCACAAGTTAACTCACTTAAAAATCAAGTCAATAATCTTGAGAAGATTATAGCAAGATTAGATGAAGCAATCAAATCTTTATCAAATAAAAATGAAGTAGATGATCCAAAATTAGATAAACTAATCAATTGTGTAGAAGCACATAAGGATTATCAGAATTTTAGAAAAAATTTAAGAAGAATAAAGTAGTTTCATTTTTAAGACTATATATATAAACAGGCCCGGCACAATAGCATAAAGGCGAACCCACCGTCGTATCGGAATCATGTGGACATATAATCTCAAATTTCATGGAGGAAATTATGCCTAAAGTAAAATATACAACCTCAAGAGGCTTGCATCAAGTTGCAGGTAAAGGTATATCACTTAATCATCTTGACTTTTTAGCAGGAAACACAGCAAATTTAACTGAGACCGGTCTGGCAATACTGGAGGCTCAAGCTAGATTGGCAGAAGCAACACCAACAGCTGCAAACATTTTATCAGTAACACTTTCAGGAAGTGCTGTAAATACATGTGCATATGCTGGAGCTACCGCTGCAGCTTCTGTTTATCTACCTGCAGCAAACGCTGATACACATTTAGCTTTAAGATTTGCAATGTCTAATTTTAGTGCTACAAACGCACTTAATATAGTCACAACAGGATCAGCTACTGAAGTTACGCGTGGTAACTCTGCAGTTTATGCAAAGCAAGTTATAGGTCCTCTTTTCAATAATTTACCTGAATCAATAGTAACAAATGGAACTGATGCAGCACCAACTGCAAATAAGCTTACTTTTACTCCTGCAACAAGTGATGATTTTATTGGACAGAATTCAGTAATTCATTTCTATTGTCAGAAAGAAGGCCAGTGGCTTGTTAAAGTTTTTAACATTGCACAAGGCGATGGTGATGTAGGCGCATTTACAGCTACAGTAGGAGACTAATATGCCTAAAGTAAAGTATACAACGTCAAAAGGTTTATATGAAGAGGCAGGAAAAGGTTTCTTCTTAAACTATACTGATTTTCTTACAGGTAACGCATCAAATTTAACTGAGACTGCAGTGGCAATTACACAAAGTGAGGGTAATGATGCTGATGTTAGTGGATCACCGACTTCTGGTGAAATATTACTTGCTACACTTACTGCCGGTGGAATACATACTTTCGCCGGCGATGGTTCGGCTGTTACTAGTATCTATCTACCTGCAGCTAGTGCTGATACTCATGTTGCAGTACGTATTACTGGGGATATAGATCAAACAGGCGCAGTTACAATTGCTGCTAGAGGATCAGCTAAAGAAGTTCAACGTGGTAGTAATGCAGTTTTTGCTAAGCAAGTCATAGGACCTCTTTATAACAATGTTCCTGATTCTATTGCAACTGATGGTACAGATGCAGCTCCAACAGCAATTAAATTGGTTTACACAGCCGCAGCAGCTAATACTAATTTTTTAGGAATAGGTTCAGTAATTCATTTCTATTGTCAAACAGAGGGTCAATGGCTTGTTAGGGTATTTAATATATCTGAAGGCAACGGATCAACTGGTGCATTTACAACTGCTACATCATAAAAATTAAATTTTTTAAATGATATTATAAATAGACACTCTTATGGGTGTCTTTTTATTTACATAATATTCATTTAATATATAATTACAAAGACACATAAGGTGTCATCACACACATATAACATACACAAAAAGGAGGAGTTATGAGCGATAGTAGCCCATTTTCTCTAAGGGCAGGACTTTTAAGTCAGGCAGAAGGAATATTAGAAAAGAGATATCATCAAAGTTATGAAAGATTGCGATACTTATGTGATCGTGATATGGTTAACCCCAAAACTGTGACATGGCCAGACCCCCCAACAACAGAAGCAATTATTGCTGAAGCTGAAAAACTTTATAAGTTTGTACAGACTAAGTAAAAACAAGAAGATAAACTCAATTAGCGAAGGTCGACCAATTTGGTTGGCCTTTTCTTTTTTCTGTGTATATTTATATACGTAGAGGGATCATGAAACATTACAGATATAAGCTTGTAGATTATTTAAATGAAGACACAGCTGCGGATCCGCGCTTTGGAGGTGCTGGGAATGCACAGTTTTATAACGGTGACAGTAGCGATCTATATGCTATACAGGCAGGAAAGCCAGGCAATGGAGACTTTAATAGTAAAGCTATAGCTGATGTTATTGCAACAGGTATTAAAGTCTATAACGATTCTATATCTGCTGTAAAAACAGTTAAGAATAATGCAAAATTAAAAAGCGACATAGACATGTCTAATCTTACAAATCCGCAAGCAATCGGTAAAATAACCTATAAAGCAACCGGATTATCAGGTGTAATAGATGTTACAGGTGATTTAGATGCTAACTTGAAAATTAAATTAGGAGATCCTTCGAGATCTTTTGATGCAAAAATATCAGGAAACGTTGCAGATCTTAAAAACATCTATAATAATCCTTTTAGCTTAAGTTTTACAGACAAGCAAGGTAAAAAGAATAATTTAGAAGTACAAGTCAATCCAGATAAAAAATATTCTTTTTCTTACAATAAATCAGGTAATACGCTTACCAGTAATGATGAGATATTAGGTAAGTTTAATTTTGGATTTGATATTAACGTTCCAAAAGACATGACGAAGTCAAGTGTGGGAATTAAGTCACAATTCAAAACAAGCGATAAGAAGTCTTATTCAGCTGCAGTTAATTATGGTAAAGATAAAAGTACTGAGATTAGGTTAAATTTTGCTAAAACCTTAGAAGACAACAAAGTAGTAAATTTACTAGGAGGTACGGGAAGTACTGCCAATGTAAATACTTTTGTGTATACAAACTTAAGTCCAGAAAATGCACAAGAGATAGGTGGGGGTATACAATTTACTGTTACAGGTAGAAATAAAGGAAAGACTTCAAAAACTAAATCAACTAATCTAGCAACGAAAGCAGGAACAAAGGCAGCTAGTTATATTAATTTTGGTGATGAAACAAAAATCGGCGGTCTTAAGACAATTAAGGGTCCTGATGGAGAAGTACTTACGAAATTTTCAAGAGACGTTGATAGAATTAAGAAAGACGTGCAAGGTGCAACTAAAACTGTGAAAAAAGCTACTGATTTAGAAGAAAGCATAGTCACAATTACAAAAAAAGATTTAAGTTTGTTAATAGAAAAATTATTAAGTTAGGAGGAATTTGTGTTATTTTTATTAAGTTTATTAGCTTGTGATCAACCTATTGTTGATGACTCTATTAACCCAAACATTATTGTGCAAGAGATAGAAAAATGTATACACATAGAGGATCATAGACCATGTAATTTTGAATCTTTTAACAGTGATGGTGTTATTACTAGTCTTTACGATTTAGAAGGCATGCCGTTCATTTTAGATATATCTGCAGCATGGTGTGGGCCTTGTCGTATGGCCGCGCAAGAAGTACAACAAGTACAAGATGATTATAGCGAATATAACTTACAATACCTGACACTTCTTTTTGAAAATACAAGCGGAAATCCGCCGAGCATACAAGATTTAAAAAACTGGAAATCACAAAATGATATCACGACAGCTCCTGTATGGGGTGGTGATCGATCAATATTGACGCCTAGTCCAATTGGAACAGCTGATGGGTTTTATATGACATCATTACCTACTTTTTATTTTATTGACGAAAATATGAGAATAATTAGTATGCAGGAAGGATTTAGTTCAGAGTCTATTGAGGCACACATTGAGGAGATGTTAAATGAGTAAAAAATACAAAAGATTATATGAAATGACCTATAGTGATGATGTTCCTGAGGTAAGTTTAGAAAAAGATCCAATATCACCAGAAGAAATACCAGAAAGTATAAATAGCTATGATTCATATGATGAAGCAATTGAACTTGCGCAAAAAATGGCAAAAAGGTTCGGAGGTGATATTGATGCATATGTACAAAACGAACATCAAGAAATTATATCCATGTATGATGATAATATGTCGCCAGGCGAAAAACTTATTCAATATATTGTAGATGGTGGATTAAACTAGTTTTAAATATTTTAAAATTGGGAAATTTAAACTTTAAAACGATATCTATATTGGGTTGCTTGAAGTTGCGTGTTATATATATAAATAGATGAGGAGCGTAATATTATGGCAACTTTTTTAGAAATGAGTGGTAGTAGTCAAAACCCTACACCTTTTGGAGCATTTGATAACTTTAGTGATTTTCAAACTGAAGCTGATCAAATGGTTGTATTTATAAAAAGAAAGCTTGGCGATGATATTTTAAGTGTTGAGCTTACAAAAAAGATGATATTTTCTAGTTTTGAAGAAGCTACTATGGAGTACGGGGCCATACTTCATCAATATCAAGCTAAGTCAGAACTTTTAAACTATTTGGGTTACTCAACCGGTTCAGATGTTCAACAAAAACTACCAAGACAGAACTTAGAATATCTTCAAAGATTTGCTGAACCTTATGCTATGGAAGCAAATATTGGAGGCTCATACAACTTTATTAGCGGGTCTATAACACTTACAAGTGGCAAACAAGATTATGATTTGTATACAGAACTTAAAAATGAAAGTGGTACAGCGTTATTTTCATTAGGCTCAAATGCAGTAACATCTTCAGATGGTACTTACCATATAAGAGGTAAAATGAAAATTTCCGAAGTATATCATTTTGATCCACAAGCTGCTTATAGATTTTTTGATACAACTTCTGCTATTAACTACTTAAATAATGAATTTAGTTTTGAATCATTTACACCTGAAACTATTTTTTATGTTTTGCCTGTTTTCGAAGATATTCTTCGAGCCGGACAGTTAGACACATCTAATAGATTGCGTAGGTCAAACTATTCTTATGAGGTAGTAGGTACTAAAATAAGAATATTCCCAACACCAACAGGTCAACTAGAAGGTAAAAAATTATGGGTACGAGTTAGACACTATCCTGATCCTTTGAATCCATCTTATGAAGATAACTCTATATACGGTGTATCTGACTTAAGCAATATTCCCTATAATAACTTAAATTATAATAAAATTAATTCAATAGGGAAACAGTGGATAAGACAATACACACTAGCATTATCAATGGAAACTCTAGGACGCGTAAGAAGTAAATTTGGGTCGATTCCTGTTCCTGGTAGCGATGTTTCATTAGATGGTAAAGATTTAATAAGTGAAGGTCGTTCTGATAAAGAAAAACTAGTAACCACATTGAAAGAAATGCTTGAAACTTTAACTTATGATTCACTTATTGAGAAAAGCGCAACTCGCGCAGAAAATTTACAGAAACAACTTAAATATATACCTATACCTAACGGTAACGCAATCTTTTTTGGATAAACTATTATGGCTAGACTTTTTATAACTCCTAGAGAAATTAACTTTTTAAATGACGTCGCAAAAGAACTAGTTAAAGATGTTGTTGGCCAAAAAATATATTATTTTCCAATATCAGAAATTAAATCAAAAGTTCATGATGTCTATGAAGAATCAAAAGATAAGATATTTGACAATCCTATTGAAATTGATGCTTTGGTTAAGTATATGCCTCAAGAAGTAACAACTGATAGATTCGGTAGTGAAGAATACTCATCAATAGAGGCATACATCCAGTCCCGGGACTTAATTGATAAGAAAATTGAGCTATTTGAAGGTGATTTTTTCTCTTTTGGTGATAAGTTTTTTGAAGTAATCAAAGCGCCTGATACAACAACTTTATTTGGACAAATTGAGTATAATGGTTACACAACTATTACAGGTAAGCAAGCAAGAAAAGGCCAGTTTATAAGCAAGGTATTTGGTCCTACTAGCGAAGAAAATATAGGTGAAAATTCTACACAAGATACTTTTTATCAGCAAAGAGGATATTCTGATAACGCACTAGGTAAGACAGGTGACGTAAGAGAGTTAAGAAAACTTGGTGTCTTAGATAAACCCATAACTGGCCCAAAAGAAGTGTCATCTAAAGGATCTAACAAAGCCGGAAATGGATTTTATGACGAGTAATAATTATGAAAAAAATTGATTTTAAAAATTATAACAGACCGGTTACAAATGATTATAAAATTCCCTCTGCAGGTATAGAAGATATAGATAGGGCAATATATAAACTTTTCAACAATGATATATCTTTTCAAGTTGTAAGTAATAATGAATTAAGTAAAATTCCTGTTGTTTTTGCATCAGGCGAAAGATTTGCACTTACAAGGAGGAAGGATCCAATTAGAGATGATAATAATGCACTTATACTACCAATCATCTCAATTGCAAGAGGTAAAGTTGATTTTAGTCAAGGTCAGGGTGGCAGGGGGTCAGCAATAACAACTAGAGATCAAAGTGGTTATATAATTAAAAAGAAGTTATTTCCGTCTGATCGCGATTATCAAAATTTAATTAACAAAGCTGGTATTAAAAATCAAGATAATGTAGCATCTCGTGATAATTTTATGAGTCAAGATATATCTCCAGGTAATGATGCTTTGCCTGGAACTATAGCAACAAGAAGACAAACAAATGGCTTGAAATTCTCTAAGTCCGGTGGATTAATATCTTTATCTAATAAAAGCTTAGGAAATAATATTTTTGAGATTATACAAATCCCGTATCCTACACTTGTTACAGTTGATTATGATGTAACATTTTGGACACAGTATATGACACAAATGAATGAAGTTCAAGAAGCTTTTCTCTCTAGTATGCTTGGGCAATCAGAAGAATTTTTAATTATTTCTGAAAAAGGTTATGAGTATGTTGCCAAATCAGGAACTTCATTTTCTTCTAATTATAATTTTGATAACTATACTGACTCAGAAAGAATTATCAAAACAACGATTAATTTTCAGGTTTCAGGATACTTGTTAAATGTAGATGTACCAGGAATTCCCAATCAAATTAGAAGCTTTGTATCTGCGCCTATTTTGGAATTTGGTTACAATGACGCTAGTCAACAAATTGTTAAAAGAGAAACTGGAATAGATAATAAAAGAGATATCAATTCTATGATATTAAGTGATATTAACGCTTCTAGCGAAACCGACTCAGAAGATATATGTGTTGCTGTAACAATAGAAAATCCTTTTACTGGTAATAAAGAAGTAAATTTTTCAAAAATAATAACTTCAGATCAAAGAAGTGGTGAAACAGTTGTTAGCAGTCTAATAATTAAAAAAATTGAAACGCAATATGAATAAGATTTTTACTTCGCAAAATGATACTTATAACAGAATATATATAGTACAAGGAGTGTTCAATGGCTGAACAAACATTTAAATCTCCAGGTTTTTTTGAAAAAGAAATTGATCTATCTACTAGGTCACAGCAAACTTTAGGAATTCCTGCAGGTATTGTAGGTACTTCAAAAAGAGGGCCTGCGTTTATTCCTATTACTGTTGGATCAATGTCTGAGTTTATTGATAAGTTCGGTGATCTAGATCACGAAATGTTTGGGCCATACATGGTCAATGAGTTTCTTAAAAATAGAACTGCTGCAACCTATGTTAGAGTACTTGGTGCAGGAGCGAATTCAACACAAGCAGAAATAGATACAACAAAAACAAACGGAACTGTAAAAAATGCAGGTTTTATTATAAAAGGATCTGATGCAAGTAATCATGGATCCACAGCAAATCATTCACATGCAGGTTGTGTACAGTTTCTTGTTGCAAATCATGAAATACACGAAGGTGGTCAAGAATCATTATCTTACCCTATCTTTACTGATAACGATTCCTTCGGAACCGGCCAAGCTAACATGGTAAGAGGTGTTATTTTTATGGCATCCGGATCTAGAATGGAAATACTAGATACACATGCTTCATACTCACATATTGCAGGATTATCTAATCAATCATTTACTGGGTCAATATCAGCTTACGATAATTCAAAAAAGCAGGGTACTTTTAAATTAGTAATTTCTTCATCAGCAGGTGCAGGTTTCAATACTGAAGAAGGTTACGAAGGAATTGAAATTTATACTGCATCACTAAACCCAAGCAGTGATTATTATATTAGTAAAGTACTAAATACAGATCATAGAAATTTTCAATCAAAAGAACATTTACTTTATCTTCATTATCCAGTTGAGGATGAAATCGTAAGAGTTAAATATATTGCTACTCAAGGCACAGTAGGACTTCTTTCAGGATCGACAGAAGCAAGAAGAAATAATTATGGTAAGTTTGATACTAGATACTCAAACTCTAGAACCACCAGTTTTATTTCTCAACCTTTTGGTGATAAAGAATACGACTTATTTCACTTTGAAACTTTAGATGATGGAGCTAAGACTCAATATGAATTTAAAATTTCAGTAAGCAGCATAAGAAGATCAACAGATCCACTCAACCCTTATGGAACATTTTCTATAGAAGTTAGAAGATATAGGGATATAGATAAATCTACACAAATTATCGAGCAATTTACAAATTTAAATTTAAATCCAAATGACGAAAATTACATAGCTAAAAAGATCGGAGATGAGAAAATTTTCTTTAATTTTGATGCGCTTAGTGATTCAGAACGTAGATTAGTTAAGACAGGAAAATTTTCAAATAAGTCTAACTATATTAGAGTTATTATGAATTCTGCTTTTGATAATGCAGGAAACATACCCAAGGCTGCACTGCCTTTTGGTTTTAGAGGAATTCCTGCTTTAATTACTAATGGCACACTTAAAGACGAACCTGTAAGTACTAGTTCAACATTTCTAGGAGGATTTTTGTCTGGAAGTAACGATGTTGATGATTTAGATGCTGTTGTTGCAATGTCAGGATCGATTATACCCCCATTACCTTTTACTATAAAAGCAACAAGAGGAGCAGTTAATGCTAGCGGCGGGTACTTTGGAGATGCAGGAAACTCTGAAGTTGCAGATTCTAGAATTTATTGGGGTGTTAAGACAACAAGACTACCTTTAACATCAAGTTTGTCACAGGCAGCTTTACATACTAACGCAGGTGGTTTAATTAATGAAGTTACTGATAACTATATTAAGTTTAGTGGTATACAAAAATTAGATGTTTTGACAACTGGGTCAAAATCTGATACTTTTAATAATAATAAGTTTACATTAGCACGTGTTGCATTTTCAAATGCAGGAACTGTATCAGCACAAATTACAGGATCTGCTGCTGATCATATACTAGAAGCAGTTTATATTAGAAATGGTATCCCAGACCCTGTTGACAACTTAATAACTTCTGGAGACTATAGTAATAGAATTACATTAGCAACATTAGTTAAAGATACTAGTGCTAAATATTTTAATAGATTTACAGCTTATAATAAGTTTACAAATGTATTTTATGGTGGTTTCGATGGATTAAATATCTTTGACACGGATATGCGCAAGATGAGTGATCGATCTAGTTCTACTGATACCGGAGGAAAAGCTTCGGGTGATGGTGAAAGTAGATTAGGGTTATCTTCTGATTTTACAGTTGGTACAGGGTTGAGTAATAACATAATCAAGTCATACAGAACTGCGATTGATATAATTACTGATCCTATGAATTCTAATGTTAATATTGTATCTGTACCCGGCCAGAGAGACGAATTTATTACAGATCATCTAATAGAAAAAACTGAAGAGTTTGGTAAAGCTATCGCCGTTATTGATATTGCAAATTTTGATGATGACGGTACAAGAATATATGATGGGCAAAGTATTATCCCGAGTATTAGAGAGACATCTGAGCGATTTGATGCTCGAGGATTAGATAGTTCTTTTGCAGCTGCATATTTTCCTAATGTTACAATTCAGGATAAAAATACAGGCAGAATGGTTGTAGTCCCTGCATCAATAGCTGCACTAGGTGCTTTAAGTTTTAGTGACTCTGTTTCATTTCCCTGGTTTGCACCGGCTGGATTTAATAGAGGATCACTCGACTTTGTTAAACAAACGCAAGCAAGGCTAACAGCAGGAGATCGCGACAAGCTTTATGAAGCAAGGCTAAATCCGATTGCTAGTTTTCCTAATAGCGGGTATGTAATATTTGGGCAAAAAACATTACAATTTGCTAAGTCATCGCTAGATCGAGTCAATGTTAGAAGAATGTTACTGGAAGTAAGAAGACTAGTAGAGGGAATAGCTAACCAACTTGTTTTTGAACAGAATAATCAAGCAACACGTAACAGATTTATTTCTCAAGTTAATCCACTTTTAGCATCAATACAAAGTCAACAAGGCATTGAATCATTTAGAGTTATTATGGATGCATCTAATAACACACCCCAGGATGCAGAACAAAATAGATTAAATGGCAGAATTGTTTTAGTTCCGACTAGAGCAGTAGAATTTATAGCTGTTGATTTTATTATAACAAATTCAGGTGTAAGTTTTGAGTAATCAGATAATTAAGAATAAACGGAGATATAACAAATGGCAGAATTAATATTTAAAAGTGCAGGAGTTAGTTCTAGAGAAATAGATCTTTCCTTCCCAACACAGACTGCTCCAGTAGGTATACCCGCAGGTGTTATTGGAACATCAAATGAAGGGCCTGCTTTTGTACCTGTGACAATTTCAAATTTTACAGAATTTCAAAATATATTCGGAGCTTCTGATGGTTCTAAATTTGGCCCGCTAGCTGTAAGTCAATGGTTGCAAAGTGCGCAATCTTGTACTTTTATAAGAGTTTTAGGTATAGGCGACGGTAAAAAAAGATCAACATCAACAGGAGTCGTTAATCGTGCTGGATTTTTTGTAGGTGACCAATTAATTCAAAATGATGGTAACGTACTAAATAATACTTTTGCATATAGCGCTACCGGTCAACCTCAAATTAAAGGAAGGACTTATTTCTTAGGTTGCTTCATGTCAGAATCTGCAGGATCTACAATATTTAGTACTGCAGGTATACAAAGCAATACGACAGGATCAGCAATACTTAGAGGTGTCTTGATGGCTCCAAGTGGAGTTGTGTTACACTTGGGTGAAGCTTCTCTACAACAAGCACCATCATCTGCAGTAACTGCTATCGAAGATTCATCTAAACTAGTAGGAAGAAAAGGGTTCTTTACCGGATCTGTTGAGACTAGTAACCAAAATTTTATTATGTTGCTTAACGGACATAAAAACACTTCAACGTACCCTAACGTCATCACTGCTTCTTTTAACAAAACTTCACCGAACTATTTTGCAAATAAATTAAATACAGATCCGGATAAGTTCGAACAATCAGGTCATTTACTATATACATATTACAATATTGCGCCAGCTTATGCCAGCGTTACAGGTTCAGGTATTATTAACAGTAACATTACTGCTGCTGCAGGTACAACGCATGAAGGTAGCTCATTTTTGTTAACATCTTCGCTAGGAAGAAGTGCGTCATCGCCATCTAGTACAGTTCCGCTTTATGAAGATTTTAGAGATAGATTTAAGTATGCATCCTCACCTTTTGTCATATCACAATCACCAAATACTAGTTTATTTAAGATACATGCTCTTTCTGCAGGTGCAGCAATTAATACTAGATATAAAATATCAATAGAGAATATTACAAGAATTAATGCTTCAACATATCCAACATTTGATTTAGTATTGCGAGACTTTTATGATAGTGATGAGAAAAAAGTTGTATTTGAATCTTTCAGAGGAATTGATTTAAATCCTGATTCAGATAGATATATCGCTCGAGCTATAGGTGATATGCATACTTATTTTGATTTTGATAAGGATACCTTGTCGCAAAAAATAAATATAACAGGTAATCACCCAGTTAAATCAAGATATATAAGGGTTGAAACTACTGATGATTTAAATAACGGTGTTTTATCTAAAGAATTAGTACCTTTTGGTTTTAGAGGACCACTTCAAGTCGTATCTTCAGGTTCAATTTTAAATAATCCTTACGTACCAACAGAACATACAGGAATTGATTTTCATAGAACAGTTTTACAGCCTCCGATACCTTTTAGACAAACAATTGCTTTAGGGACAGGAACTAAAAAGCGAGTTGCAAATAATCTATATTGGGGCATGCAATTTAATGACTCTGATACGATTGATCAACCTAATAAGCCGTCTCTATTTAATGAAAGCTTTAATTCTTATGTCAAGTTTTTCCCTAGTCACAGAAAAGATGGAAGAAATTTTTATGAAGCTTCAGATACAATAGGCTATAATCTATTCAACTTAGAACATGTTAGAGTTCGTACAGGATCAGCAGGCTCTGATGGTAGTAACTTAGCAGCAGATGTTGAACAATGGCATTCTGCTTCATATATTAGAAATGCTAGTTTAAATTTAGATGCAAAAAATGATGATAATAAAACAAGATACTTTCGAGCATCAGACTTAGAAACTCCGGGTAATAGAAGATTTGCTAAATTCTCTTTCTTCTTGCAAGGAGGCTGGGATGGAACTGATGTATTCAATACAGATAAAAGAGAATTAAAGAACAATGCTATCAAACGAGAAATTGACAATGAATCAGATCAAGGTGGTGTTAATGGGTCAACAGCAGCAGCATATAGAAAAGCAATTGATGTAATGGGCGTTAAATCAGAAGTAGACATAAAACTTTTGGCAATTCCTGGAATTAGAGTTCCAACTGTAACTGACTACGCAATATCTGCTATTGAGAATAGATTTGATGCATTATACTTGATGGATATAGAGCAAGTTAATAGTTCGAATAATGTCATGACCGGTTCAAGTGATTTGGTTGATGTTAAAAATACAGTTCAGAGATTTAAGAATAGAGGTTTGGATAGTTCATTTGCAGCTGCTTATTTTCCTGATGTTGTTTTAAGAGATCCAACTACAGATAATCTAGTTGTCGCACCCTCAACTGCTGCAGTATTGGGCGCTTTCTCTTTAAACGATGCAATTGCGCATCCCTGGTTTGCTCCTGCAGGATTTACGAGAGGGGCTCTCAATGCAGTTGAAGGAGCTAATGTTCGACTATCTAGAAAGAATTTAGATGACTTGTATGATGTAGATATTAATCCGCTGACATCATTTCCAGGAACAGGTGTAGTTGTTTATGGGCAAAAGACGTTGCAAGCAAATGCTTCATCGTTAGATAGAATAAATGTTAGAAGGCTTTTAATTAATGTTAGAAGATCTGTTAGACAAGTTGCTAATTCATTATTGTTTGAACCAAATAGGCAGGAAACTCTTGATAAATTTAGCAGCCTAGTTAATCCTATTATGCAGAGAGTTCAAGAGCAAGGAGGCGTTGATAGATATAAAGTAATAATAGATACAAGTACAACGACTCAAGCCGATGTTGAAAATAATACAATTAGAGGTAAGATATTCTTACAACCTACACGTACTGTTGAGTTTATTGCTCTAGACTTTGTTGTAACAAATGCCGGCGCAAATATCTAAAATGAATATATATTAAATATAGGAGAAAAAAATGGCAGAAACACTTTCAGTTGCAGATATGCTTCCCAATAAATTTGAACCAAAAAGACAAAATAGATTTGTCTTGGCTATCGAAGGAATTGATGCATTTCTTGTTAAAACCACAGGACGTCCAAAGTGGAATATAGGTTCTAAAGAGTTTAAATTTATGAATAGCTACAGAAGAATTGCTGGTGCTCGAGGAACATGGGGAGGAATTAGTGTTACGCTTTATGATCCTATTGCCCCTAGTGGTGCTCAGCAAGTAATGGAGTGGATAAGAACACATCATGAGTCTGTAAGCGGTAGAGCAGGTTACGCTGACTTTTATAAGCGTGATATACAAATAAAAATTCTAGATCCGGTTGGAACAGTTGTAGAGCTTTGGGATATTAAAGGAGCTTTTTTAACAGGCGTTGATTTTAATCAGTTGAATTATGATGATGATGGAACTCCTCATGATATTACACTTGCAATAGAATTAGACAACTGCATCTTACAATTTTAATTTACAACTTTTTGTACTGTATTATACTTATATAAAAATAGAGGTATAAATGTCACAGTTACCAGAAGGTTCTTACAAGCCGCTCAATGATATTAACGAAAGTGCTTTAGGTTGGGAAGTGCCTATTGAATCGGTTCCACTACCATCAGGAGGGTTGTTATACTCTCCTGATTCTTTTTTCTATAATAAAAGTTTAATTCAAATCAAAGCCATGACAGCAAGAGAGGAAGACATACTGTCATCTCGAGCATATAGTAAAGAAGGGTCAGCAATAGATCATTTGATAGCATCATGCACAGGTGCTTCTTTGAAAGACATAGGCCAGCTTTTACTTGGTGACAGAAATGCTTTACTTATTTCGATAAGAGTAACTGGATATGGTGCTGATTATAATGCTGAAGTTTCTTGTAATGCATGTGGAAAGTCTTGCGATCATAATTTTAACTTAAGTGAGCTTGAAGTTAAGCAGTTAAACATTGAGCCTATTGAACCTGGTAAGAATATTTTTGAATTTAGACTGCCTGTTTCAAAAAAGATAGTTCATTTTAGATTTTTTAATTCAGAAGACGAGAATCAAATTGATGGTGAAATAGAAAATATGTCCAAAATGCTAGGTGAGGCAAATACAGGAAGAGTGACTTCTAGAATATTTAAACGAGTCTTGTCTATAGATGGTATTACTGATAGAAATAAAATTAAAAAATTTATAAGTATTATGCCGGCATATGATTCAAAAAAATTTAGAAATTACGTATCAGAACTAGAACCTAAAATAGAAACGGAAGTCCACTATAAATGCAAATATTGCTCTCACGAGTCGCAGATACCACTTCCAATAGGAAGAAATTTTTTTTGGCCTGCCTGACAGCATAAAAAAATCCTTTCTTGAAGAGTCATATGCACTCATGAAACACCTGGGAATTTCATACTCTGATGTAAGAAAAATGCCTGTAAGATATAGAAGTTGGTATATCGATAGATATATTAAATCACTTAATGATGAAGCTGAACATCGTAAGAAGATGACAGATTCACAAAGCAATAAGTCGTCTAGAAGTTTCTAGAGATGATATATATATTATAGGCATAAATGAAAAGGGTGACATTTTATGAGCGGTACATTTAATGACTTAAAAACAGGCACATCAAGTACGTTTAATACAGCTGTTACTGAAGCTTTTAATGCCTACAAAGGCTACGAAGGATCAAGTTGGTTCGGCTTAGTATTAACAGAACTAGCTGAATTTAATAAAAAAGACCCGGGTAAGCTTAAGTCAGAAGACGTCAAGCAGAACACGAAGACTCAGAAAGAACTTGACGAACAACTTAAGTTAAATACACAAGCTTTAGGAGAAGGTCAGGATCTTAATATTGAGACAATATTATCTCTTGATACAGCAAAACTTCAGCAATTAGGTTTAGATGAAACATTTGTCACAAAACTTAAAAAAGCTACAAATATAGGCGCAGAGACTTTTAACAAGCTACATGATGGTTATAAGGGCGTTGAAAAATTACTAAACAATCTTGGAGGCGCACACCAAGAATATTTTGAATATGTACAGAAGAGTTTTGGCGGCACAGCAGATTTAATGAAAGAATCTAGCATTGGAATGTCACGTGATGCTATAGAGGCTTATGAAAATATCGGTAAGTCTGTTCTTATGACAAATGAGGAATTAAGAGACAACCCTATACTTAGAGCTGATAGCTCTATGTTCCCTGAAATACTTCCAGATGGTTCTGTTGAAGTTTTAAAAAATCAAGCAAATGAGTATCTTAGAATTGTCAAGGATCCTGCCGATGCTGCTACAAGATTTTTAAACTTGCAAAAAGAGTTTGCCTTCACATATCAAGAGAAATTTACAGGTGCTTTTAAAGAAGGCACAGCCATGCTCGAATTAGAAACAATTGCACAAAGTATGGGTGCTGAGTCAGATCAGATAGCAAAAATCATTTCTAGATCAATTGATCAAACAGGCAAGGCTTCAATACAAAATTTTAAAGATATTGTGAAATTTTCTATGTCAGCTCAAGAAGCAACAGGTGTATCAGGAAAAATTATATTTGAAAATTTTGCTGATATCAAAGCTGATGTACAAAATTTTGGTAATGTTTTGGATGAAGAGGCTTCAAGAATAGCAGCACAATTAGCAGAAGTAGGAATTAGAGCAGATACATTAGGAAAGTTAATTAGTAAATTTTCAGATTTTGACACAGCGGCCAGTGCAGTTGGTAACCTGACTGCAGCGTTTGGTTTGAATGTTGATGCTATGGAAATGATGATGTTAGCAAATACAGATCAAGAAGAGTTTTTAATGACAATGAGATCTCAGTTTGAGGAGCAAGGTTTAGCATTTGAAGACATGAATCTTGCACAGCAAAAGCTCTTAGCAGGACAATTAGGTATTGGAATAGAGGAAGCTGCTAGGCTTTTTGATTTTGATCAGGATATAACATCACTTGAAGATTTAAAAGCTGCTCAAGAAGATATGCCAGAAGAAGATGCTTTTAAACTTATGAAAGAGAGTGCTCTTTCTTTTTCACAAACTGGTGCAGAGCTCCAAGCTAAGATTGATAAAACATCTAGTTTTGGTATAGGGTCAAAAATGGTTAGGCATACTGAACAGCTTAGAAGAGAAATGAGAGAGACAGGTGTAGCTATAGGAACGATGGCATCAAGAGCACAACAATCAATAACAACTGAATTGTATGGTGCAATAAACGAAGGCTATGATAGTGCTGCTGAGAAATTAGAAAATTTAAAAAATAAGCTTGAGGGTATTACTACTAAGCAAAGTGATATTGATATGGAGAAAACATTGCAAAACGCTCAAGTAGCAGGTACTGCTTACTCAAATGCTTCGCATGAAAAAGGTAAGGAACATGCTGCGGTTGAAGGCGTGATTCAAGCTGAAGCAGCGCATAAAAGAGCCAAAGAGTTAGCAGGGGGAGGCTCAGGTGTTACAGGAGTAATTAATTCGGAGGGCGTTGTTACGTCTATTGGAGTCGGTGCCGCTGCAGGAGGGCCCTAATAGTGAAAAATAAAAAAGAGCAATTAGAAATAGAATTAGAGTTAAAAAGTTTAGGCATAGACATAAATAGTGTTGATGATGAATTGCTAAATTTAATTTATAGTTTTATTGGTGACGTTTATTGTAATGCAAAATCTAGTGATACAATAGTTAATAGTGAAGTTTTGAATAATTATACTAATAAATTAATAAAAGAAGGCAGCAATAATGTCGACAAGAAAGACACTTAAAGATTTTTTAAATAATATCAAAGGAATCCCGCAAGATTCATTGACTTTTGGTATCGATTCTAATGAAGCTTTAATCAACGAAGGTGATGACCTAGGTCTAGATTTAGAATCTGGTGAGTCTTTGCTCGATTTTAATGACGGAACAAAGGGGATGTTAGGTGATTATATTAATTTCATTACTTCTAAAAATAAACAAGGAATAAAACAGGGAAATTTTAAAAGTGTTTCACCTATAAGGGGAAATTATCCACACTCAAATCCTGAAGATTCCGGAGATCCCTTTTTAGCGCAAGGATCAGTAGAATCAGGTTTGATGTCACAATATAGTAATAGTGAATATTTTGAGGGTGATGTCATAAGCTTAATTGATAAAATTGGCGATGGTAGCAAGTCTGAACCATTGAAGGGTATTGCCGGGCAGTCTATTAGTAATAGTAACAGCATAGTGATCAATCCTGAGGGTGAAGATAATCCGATTGTGCAAGCTTCGCAAGGTTTATTAGTTAGAAATAATAGATTTAGCCCTACTAATAAATTAAAAGTTTTCAAACCCAACAATATTTCTAGTCAAGATTTTGAAGCCGGAGTCAATGAACACGGTACAATGCAAGTACAAAATGATTTTGGTGATTTTGATCGATCAAAATTCATAACTAATTTAGATAGTCTTAAAAATATAGGTAAGTCATTACTATTAAAAGCCGGTGGGTGGGATAGTAGCGATAATATTTTAGATAGTATAGATCCGGAACAATTTGATATATTAAATGCTAATAGTATATTATCACAAGCAGGTATTAACAATATATCTAATGAATCAGTTAAAGCAAAAAACTCATTTGGTTTTCCTGCTGACAATGAAGGAAATTCTGCGCGCCTAGGTAAGGGTGAAGCTTCACCTAGCGAAAGATCAGAAAAATTTGGTACATTTTATAATCAAGAAATTAATCACTTTGATAAAAATTACGATATTCTTAGAAATCATGCTGCTATAGCACTAGTAGCAATTAAAAAAGCAATATTGATTGCTTTCGATCAAATTGAGACTATTGGTGTCAAAAGTAGAAAGAAAAATGGTAATGCACTAGAAGAAATATTTTCTGATAAAACTGATAGTAGAGTAAAAGGTAAGTATAAACCAGATGTGCTTCATAATGTAGATTTTTTAAAGAAGAAATTATTTGTAAAAACTATTCATAGTTACTACGATTGTGTTGATATGGGAATTCGTGTTCTTTTTACCTCACGAGTCAATTCTAAAAATGAAATTAATGACAAAAATGCCAGTAAAATTCTTACAACAGACTCACATTATTGGATGTCAATTTTTATATCTGTTCTTAAGCGATCAAAGGGTGTCTTGAGTTCTCCTTTCTCTAGTGATGAAAGTGCAACTTTTCTTGAGAATACCATTCTTTTTGTTGATAAAGTTAAAAATAGTGCTTTGTTAAGATTTATGAATGCAATAGCAACAGTGGGCGATGTACATTTGACTGCAAATATGGGAAAAACAGGCAATGAAATTGCTACAAATCCTAGAGATGTTGATTCATTACCTACTATACCTGGCACGCGTGTCATGAAGTCTAGATCAGGTGCAATAAATAAAACTAATCTTTCTTTTTCTGGTATGAATCTTCCTTCTGCTTACATATTACCTTTAAATGTAGTAGGTGCTTCATTGGATATGAATACTATTTCTAAAGGCGCAAATCCTTCAAGAGGTATGTTAGGTAGTAGTTTAGCAAATAAAACTTATACTGCCGTTGGGCTTCAAGGAAGCTATAATAGAATACCCATTGAAGTTTTAAAAGAAATGGAAGACAGATATGAAGCAGAATATTTGCCATTTTATATTACAGACTTGCGAACAAATGAGATAATTGCATTTCATGGCTTTTTAACAACACTATCTGACGCAATTAATCCATCGTATAACGAGTCGACTGGTTATGGACGACTAGATCCTATTAAGACTTATGGAAAAACATCTAGAACAGTATCGTTTGCTTTTAAACTAATAGCAACAAACCCGCAAGACTTTGATGAAATGTGGTATAAAATAAATAAACTAGTTACTTTATTCTATCCGCAGTATACAGACGGAGATACAATTAGAAAAAGTAATGCTCCTTTTGATGTTGCAATGCTTGAAAGCGCAACTTCTGCAGTATTCAAGCAACCATTTAGTCAAGTCATAGGAGCAACACCTCTAGTTAGGGTAAGAATAGGAGATGTAATTAAATCAAACTATTCAAAATTTAACTTAAGTAGAATTTTTGGCGCTGGTGATTTAGGTACAAATCTTAGACCTTCATTCGATGGGAATGATGGCTTTTCACAAATTTTAGATACTGCTTCTGCTCTAACAAATTTGTCAGGTATAGGCTTAGATATACCCGGGGTTGGTAGGCTTAATGTTAGAGATGCACTTTTAAATATATTTGCTTCAAAATATGGATCTCCCATAGGTAAAACTTCTATGACAAGCGCAGGTCTAAAAGGATTAAATAACACTTTTCTTAAATCAGATTTTGTCAATACAGCAGTTGATCAAATTTCTAGTAAAATAATTGAAGATCAAGCAGCAGGATTAATCAATGGTTTTGTCAACCCAATTGTTATTAATGATATCATTAACAAACTTATAGATCCTTCTCTTTTCGCTGAATCACAGCAAGATTCAAAAAAAGGTTATTTTCCTAATGACATGGTCTTTATGAAATCAAGTCCTGAAAAATTTCTAATAGATACAGATGGGGAAAAATATTTATTTAATAGAAACATACTATGCAAGGTAATTGGAAGAGAAATTAAAAACGCAGAGTCTCATTTTGTAACTGCAAATGTATCTGGAAATGCCAAGTACAATAAGTACACAGAATATAAACTAGAGGTTATAGATGCATTTCTAGGTAGTATTGTAGGTAAAAAGTTTAAAGTATCACATAGCGATATAATACCTGATTATAAAGATATATACGATCAAACCTATGGTAAGCAAATAAGCAAAGGTGACGTAGGTGTAGGGGAATGGTTAACTAAGTCATCAAAATCAAATCAAGCAAATGATAAAAATTTAGTAGGTAAAATTGCTTCAAATGCCTTCAATACAGCAGTTAATGGCCCCGAAGCTTTTATGAATTCTTTTTACAATCCTGTAACAAGAGCATTTGAAACTAATATGGGTAGAGGTCTGGCAGGAACTCTAGGCGGTGTCACATTTAATTGGCTCAATGATGATTATGGGTGGGAAACAGAATTCAATAGTAGAGCACCTATGGGTGTAGATATTAGTTTGACACTTAGTGTAATTCATGATATACCTCCTGGTTTAGATCACAGTGGTTACAATAGAGCACCACTATACAATGTTGGAAAGATAATGAAAGAAGTATCAGGTGACCCTAATGATAGAATGCAAGAAGCAGAAGATCAATTTAATTCACAAGAAGGTATAATACAAAGGAAGATTAAATGACTACAAGATATATAACGACATCTATAGTTAACAAAGGAAAGAGTTTTGGCACCAACAAACTATCTAGAAGAATCTATCTAGCATGTGAGGCAGGTGCAATTAACTGTAAAGTTTCAATTTTGTCAGAAAATCAAAGACTAGATCATGTTGCAGGTATAGAATATGGTGATGCATCGCTTTGGTGGATAATAGCTTCTGCGTCAGGAATTGGTTGGGCATTGCAGTGCCCAGCAGGTACAACAATAAGAATACCTACTAATCCTGATGAAATCTACAACATTGTTTAAAAAATATGTCTAGTAAAACTTTAACAAATATAGCAGATATAGCTTATGAATCATCAATTGATGAGTTTAAAAAAGTATTGTCAGGTTTTGATTCAGATTTTGATAAATTGACGGCTCAAACCGTTGGCTTGGGAAACTTTGATATAGGTAAAAAAATTAGCAATTCGCTTTCAGACTCAGATGCCAGAATACTTAATAAGCTAATAGGCACAATATCTGGTGGATACTATTTAAACGACATGATGCGAGGAAAAGCTTTAGAGACATCAGCGATAATTACAGGAATAAAAGATGCCTTAGGTAGTGAGGCAGGTGAAATTATATCTAACAGCGATATTGAAAATGAACCATTTTATTTTTATCACGATTCAGCACAAAAAGTTGGGTTTAGAAAAAGCAAAAATATAAAACAGACAGTAAAAGAGAATGGTCTTCGTGTTGGAAATTATGATGGTTACGATTTTGACAAACAAAATATAATCAATCCATCTTTAGGCGCTGTTGAATTTAAACGCCACACACTTTCATTGGCAAAAAGATATGGTGATGCACTAAGTTTATTTTTTAACTGTATATCAAACGTAGATATGTCTTTGTGTGCTCCTTATCTTGATGTTAAAATTTTAGTACCAAAAAATGATACAAGCAAAAAATCTTTAGGTCATGAGGTCCAATTTAGATTTATACAACAAAAATCAAATAAAAATTTTGTATCTAAAGCAATAGACACAATTAATCCTTTTAATGACAATAATGAAGAAGAAGAACTATATGATACGCATGGAATGGAGTTGTTCCTGTCACCTCAGACTTTATCAAATTCTAATATAAGAAAACAAGATAAAAGCATCCTAGAACCGAACAATACTCTTTTAACATTGAAAAATTGTGATATATCTATTGCTGGATTAGGTGTCGGTCTTTTTTGTAGTAAAAATGCTAAAATAAGTATGACATTGCATGATCGATCTAGACTAAGGGATATTGCTCCTTTGATTACTCCTAAACAGTTTGCTAGATCAAGAGTTATAATAGAATATGGCTGGTCACACCCGCAAGGAGGAATGACTAGTAATAATACTGTAGGTAAATTCTTAAATAGTCTTAGAGATAAAGGGGTATTTATTGTCAAGGGTAGTTCTTTTTCATTTACAGATGGTGGGCATGTTGATATTAATGTTGACCTAGCAATGATGGGAGGGTCAGATTCAATTTTAGCTTCTGTTGCATCAGGTCACTATGTCCAGGCAAACGTTTTCAAAAATCAAATAAAAGATGCAATTGAGATATTAAAGGAAGAGCAAACAGAAGCAATTGGGGCTGCAAATATAATTCCTGAAAAATCGCTTAAAATTTCTAATGCAGCGGGTGCAAATACTTTAATGAGAAGGTCAGATTATACCAGTATAGTTGAAGACATTACCAAGGGTGACAAAGCTAGTGTAACCAGGGCTTTAAAGAATTTTGTAAAAACATTAGATACACAGCAATCAAATGATGTGAAAGATGCAATTTCCGATAAATTTGATGAACTTCCAAGGTTTGGTGTTAATCAAATAGATCCCTTTTTATTAAATGGTAGCGATGCATCTTATATGATAGCAGTAGAAAATGCTAGCATTCCTGATGATATTCCTGCATTTACATCATTAGGGAGCGTTTTGATGTCATTTGTTGCATTTCCAATTCAAGCAACACATCAATTTGATGAAGTTCAAATGTTTTTCTATCCTATGAATCAGAGTAGCGCCGGCGGTTATATACACACCACAGCATCATTTCCTATTTGTATTGAAGAGTTGAAACATGTATTTAAAAGTGACGATCAATCAAATACTTCTAGCTTGAATAATATGTCTGTTGCAAAATTTATGAAAAGATTAGAATCTAAGATTATTAGAAATCCAGTTTATAAACACTACGGGTTAAACTCAGAATATAAATTGATTAATGCTATCAAAAGTATTACAGATCAATTAGTTCTTGATTATTATGATGAAGAAATTGGTGAAGATGAAAGAAATTTTGATGCAATTGAAATGTTTTTAAACGCTGATCCAAATAATAAAGTTGCATTTGATAGTATAGTAAATAATATAAATGCTGAGAAAAAACTTCAAGAACAATTTGCATTAGGCAAAATTGACAAAGCGGGCCTAGCATACGGGCGTGATGCTTTAATAAAAAAAGATGCATTTACTTCTGATTCCTTACGTCAGTCTTTAATGAACGTTGTTAACAAGGATATAAAATCAACATTGAGTCAAATTTATACAAGATATGGTGTTGATTCATATGTCAAAGATGACAATCATAGTTATTCAGGCGAATCAAAATTTTGTAT